TGGTTTTGGTAATTTTGGTTGTTTCTCTACGCCAACTAATTTTTTATTCGGCGTTATTATTTTTTGACTTGATGTCGATGACTGTTCCATGTTGCTCCTTATCGTTTAGCAGGTTAGAGAGTTCCTGTCTGGTTGCCTCTAAGGCATTAATTTGTCCTATTATATACTGATATTTTTCCATACTGTCAACACCACCTGATGTAACTGTAATAGATAATGCTTCAGTTCTTTCTCTAATAAATCTAACTAATTTATTTATTACTGTTTCTAATTGCATTTAGCATTTCCATCTTCTCCGTGCCTGTCTTATTCGAGAATTTGGATCGTTACGCGTTTTTGCAGATGACCTTTTTAATTGTCCTAATGATCTAGCGCAGTATGATTTTCTGCGATTTGCAGCTTTTGACCCTTTTTTCACTTTTCCAGTCACGGCTGTTTTTAGTTTAGAGCCAGGATTTAATCTTCTGTAGGCTTTGACCCCGGCTTGTGTCATACCTGCTCCAGACTTTGTAGGTCTAAAGTTTTTTTTATTTCTAGCTGGCATTGGTTTTCGTTCTCTTCTCATGGTCGTACCTTACTTCCATAATATTTAACTAAACTAGGATTAGAGACTTTTACTCCACCCAAATCACCAGATATATAACTTCCTTTATAATTTTTTTGTGCTTGACGAATCATTTTATCACCAATTGATCCACCGCTTGCTGCTTTTTTTCTTTTTGCAAATGTAGCTACGTTGGTTGGTTTACCGCCTGGATTACCGGCAGCTCTTTTTCTGCGAACAGCACTCGCCTTTTGCGAACTTGTCATTCGTGTGGCTTTTGCAAGTGGTACGCACTTTGGATATTTTCGTTTCGAACCAGAAGCAGATTTTCTGCCACAAGGTTGATACTTGCCATTTTTTTTTGGCGCTCCAATATCTACCCATTTTTGTGAAACCCATTTTTTTAGATCGCCCATTAGTACGTTTTGGTTTTTTTACGCCTATTGTTCATGACTTTGCCACAACCTTTAGCAATAAAACCACCATCCTTTGCGTTAGCTCTTACTTTACCTTTACAAACTTTTGATGCGTACATATTAGCATAGGCGCTTGGGTACACTTTAAATTTTCTCTTCGCTGCCGCTTTACCTTTTGGACATAGTTTAGCCATATACAATCTCCTTACATGCAGGACAACTTTTTCTAAATCTTAAATGTGATGGACAGTGTTCTGGTTTTACAACTTCTTCTTGTAAAACTACAACTTCTTCTTTTTTCGGAGTAAATAAATTTTTTATCCAGTTCCACATTATTTTTTAATTACACCTCTTCCCATTAAGATATCTTTTTTAGTGACTTTACCATCACCAGATAAATCAGGAAATTTTTTGCCAACTCTTCCACCTTTTTTAAATTTTGGTTCATCAGGTGTTTTATAATCACTTTTTCTTTTATTTATCTTGTACAAAGGTTGCTTCATTTTTAATTTATTTTTTGTTGGTGTATCAAACTTTGCACTGTCATGAAGTTTTTGTCTGTATTTAACAAAATCGTCTTGTTCTTTTCTTTTAAAAGTTAGGTTTGTGCCTGGTTTTACTTTATCAATAGCTTTACCGGTAAATTTTGTTTTGCCTTTACCTTGTAATGCTTTACCAAAACCTTTAAGCGCAATACCTATACCTTTTAATACAGCCATTATGCTTTACCTTTTTTTCTTAATGGAATCATAGGTTTTCTTTTTTTAGGACCTGTTTTTCTAAGCTTGTCTAATAATTCTTTTGGAATTTTAGGTCTAGCTTGTCTACCCATTATTCTTTTTACTTTTTCGCTAGCATCTCTTAATTTACCAACGTTACCTGCATCTGCTCCACCACCTCTAGTATTAACAGATCTACCTTTATTTTTTTTAAGTATTCTTAGTGGCATATATTACCTATTTATTTTTCCAGATTTTTTAGCTTTAGAACCAAACTTACCATAAGACTCATCTCTTGAATCTTTTAACTGTCTAGCAGTTCTAGGTTTTCTAATTCTCATTGCAATAGACTCATCTTTTCTATCTTTGTAACCTTGTTTCTTTTTGCCTACTTTACCACCGTCTTTGTACATTTTTCCACCTTTCATACCCATGTCATCTTTGTAGTAACCAGACATCATATCTTTTCTAGCAGTAGACATTCCACCGCCCATTTTTTTAACACGACCACCTTTTTTAAAACCAGGCACCTGTTTGTTAAATCTTTTATTTGGCATTTTTATTTCCTCCGTTTCTAAAAATTTGCGTTCCTTTTATACCATAAATACTCGCCACAACCAAGATCCAAAGATTTGTGAACCATGACGGGAGCTGCGAGAACATCTCGAAAAACAATTTTACTTTGTCCATCGCTGTCGGGTCATCCGATATCACTGCCCAAGCGAGCACCAACACGGGCAAACTGAGAATTATGAGGACCGCCTCGTCTTTCCAGTCCGATTGTCGAGCTTCTAATAATTTACCCTGGTACTGTTCCTCACCCTGGGCCATCTTAGTAGCATGCATTAACTGTGCCTCTGACATTGCCATCTTCGTTCTCTGCTTGTTAGCATAAATCTTACTTCCAGCAGAAACGGCTAGTTTAATTGCCGATAACCACATGATTTAATACCAAGTTGCTGTTTTATCTTTGTTAGCTAGCATTCTTTTCGTACCTCTAACCTTTTCTTTGTCTCCAGTAGGGATAACGTTTCTTGCTCTTTTAACGTTAGCCTTACTTCTTGGATCATACTCAAGATTTTGGCTAGGGATAGACATTTGCTTCGCTTTTTTATAGTTCATCATAATGTTTTTACCTTATATTATCTTTTCGGTCCTTTCAAGATTTTAACATCAGCCATTTTCATTAAATCGTTCTGCATTTTGCCGGCTTGAGACATAGCTTGCTTTGTTAACGACGTATCAGCTCGTAATTCTGCTAATTCTTCGTTCTGTTCTAGCTTATCTTCTGTTAAATCTCTATCTTGAACCAATTTTGCTTTGTCAATATTGATTCTTTCGTCATCATATTGTTTTTTACGCTCGTTTTCCATAGCTCGTAGGTCAACTTCACGTGATTTTAGTTTTAATAACGGGTCATTGTCAAAAGTAGAAGTAATTTTCTTCTCTTCTTTCATAAAATCTTCCGTCATTTCAGCAATCAACACAGATTTTCTTGCTTCAACTGCTTGTGACATCACTTGTAGCTCGTTTGCAGCTTGTGGATTGTTAGGCGCCATCTGTTGTAGCTGTTGCATTGTCTGTAATTGCTCTCTAAATTCTAATTGAATCTGTTCTTGAGCCATTAGACTAATGTGTTCTAGTATATTTTTTTGTAATGCAGCCATAACTGGTGGATTATTTCTAACCATGTTAGTTGCCATAAAGTTTAAATGCGCTGTAATGTGTGCTCTATGATCTTGACCAGGAAAAGCTTGAAAAGGTTTGCCTGCAAGTGCATCAATATTTTCTAACGCTGGGTCTTTTGGTGCATTAGGAGCAGGTGGTGGTAGTATTGAGTCAATATTTTTTACACCAATTGCTTCGTACATGTTTCTATAGATATTATACATGTTATGCATTCCAGGATTTGCTGTTGCAAGTTGTAATTCTGTTTGTGCAAGTGTAATCCTTTGCGACATAGAAAATATATTTGGATCTGCAACAGGAACAATATCTACTCTGTCATCAAAATCTAATTGTTTAATTGTTCTTGCACCACCAACAACATCAAATGGATATTCTGGCGGTAAATATTTTGATACAATGTTTGCAAGTAACTTAAATTCTTTTTTCATTGCAGCATATAATCTTTTGTGAATTGCAGACATTACACGTGAACCACGTTCTAACAATGCAATTGTAGTTCCAACTGCTGCACCTTGATTACCATCACCTACTTGCATTTCTGCAATGCTCGCGAATCTTTGACCAGCTTGTACAACAATACCTAATAATTGTAATAATGTTGGAGATGGTTCTTTGTATGGTAATGGAAAGAATGCATCACGTAAGCTACCACCTGGTGCGTCGACATCCTTAAACTCACCGGGCTGTATTGGGGCAGCTTCATCTTGTACTCTCACTCCTCTTTGTTTAAATCCTGCAGGTAAGTTTGATAACGTTCCTGCATCTAGCAATTGACGGAGAGCAGACGTTGCCGTTCTGCTCAATCCGCCAATCATGTGAATGAGTCCGAAACCATAAAATCCTAGTCCTGGCAGAAATTTGAAGTGGACGAAGTATTGGATCTTATCTTTCTTCGGATCATCGGGCGCATAGTTCCTTCTAATAGAAAGAACTGTTCGGGTACTTTCATCGATAGTTACGATGTAAGGAAGTTTGATACCAGTCGGTTGACCATCGGCACCTGTTTCCTCAAAACCTTCAAGGTCAAGATTAACATGACATTCAAGTAAAGTATAAATCGGTTGTGGTTTACCTGTAGCTTTAGTCCCTTCTAGCTCACGTTCTTTTTTAACAACGGGGTTTGTTTCAACCCGGCCTGGAGGTCCTAAATCTACATCACGGTAAAAACCAGAAACTTGTTGCTTACGCAATTCGTTCTCTGGCATTTTTATGACATGAATAATTGATTGTGCATCGTCTAATGAGGTAGCCGTATACGGTACAACTAATTCATCCGCAGGAACAAACTTTGATACAGCTCGTCCCATTGTTTGGTCATAATAAATTTTTTTAAATGTTGATCCAGCTAATGGTAAATGAAATAACATAGAATCGAACTCTGGTTCGTATTCTTCCATCTCATCCATGACAAGATAGTTCATGTAATCTTTTACTCTTTGTGCCTGTAAATCATTTGCTGGTGTTTGCACTCCAACAACTTGTGTTCTTACAGGACCATCACCTGGTAATAATTCTTTGTATGCTTGCGCTTGAAACTGTGTAACCGCTTCTGCTAGCACAGGGTGCGTGGCACCTGAAGCTCCTTGAAATGGTTCTGATCTATCTTGATATTTAAATCCTAAAAGATCTAAACCATCACGATAACTTTGCTCCCATTCTTTTCTTGAAGCTTTGTAATCCATGTAATCACCAACCATATCATTACCAATTGGTTCTAAAATATCGTCTGGTAAAATATCTGCTAAGTTATCAAAATGATTTTCTGTTCCAGGTATATTTATAGCTCCCGGTTCAAAGTCAATTGTTGCGCCGCCATCTTCTTCTGCTGTGACCTCTACCGGTCCTTTTTCTACTTCCTCCTCTTGAACACTAACTTCTTCGATTTCCTCCTCTGTTGGGACATCGATTTTTGTACGCGTGTTACTAGGGAGTCCTTTATCTACTTCTGCCATTTATATACTCCTATGTATTTGTAACATAATATTTAAGGTTTTCCAACCCTTGTGGGTTAGGTCCTGATTCTGGTGGTAAAGCCTCTGGCTTTCTTGGTTTTAAACTAATTAGTCCACCTTTAGCTGCCATAACTTCGTCTTCAAAAACGTCATAATCTTCATCTCTTCTAACGTCTCTTCTAAATCCTTTTACATCTTCTTTATTTTTTAATCCTGCAGTTCCAGTATCAAAATCTCTATCAAACTTATCTCTGTCAAAACTCCCGTCTTCTTTTTCATAAAATTTTAAACCTTCAGCGATATCTTTTTCTTTTTTATCCATTTGTTGAATATTTAATTCTTCATCTTCTGGCATCATAATGGTTTCGCTATCTTGAAACTGAGCTGTTAGGTTATCTAGTTGTCCTAGATCATCTACAAGTTTATGTGATCTAAAACCTCCTTCGCCCATAAATTCTTTATCTTCTTCCTCTGTTGTTTGACCAGCTAAACCATATGTTGCATCACCAATCATTCTTTCTTTAGATTCACCTTGACCATATTGATACAAAGCAATAGGTGCAGCGATAGCTAACTCTCCAAGTAATGCATAGCCAGTTCCTTTTGCTAAATTTTTTGAAAGATTAACTATGTTTCTTAACTTACCTGCTGGTTTAGAAATTTTTGAAATAGCTGCAACGGCTCTTGCTGGGTTGTCATCAATTGCTTTTAAACAACTTGCTGTTACATTTCCACCAACTGCAAAACCAGCTTTTGTAATTGCTCTACACACTGTGCCAAGTTGTGATCCTTTTAATCCAGAGATACCTTGTTTGATATCATCAATTCTTCCTCTAACAATTTCTATGGCTTTTGATTTGTCAGCTTTTGTAAATTGTGCGAAAGGTTTTTTAGCAACAGCTTCTTTTGATAACCCTGCGTAAGATTTTGCAACATCACCACCAACAAGTTTACCTGTTAGTTTACCGTCAGCTCCTGGTGTAAATACTTCAAAGTTTAAAACACCTTTAACATTTTTTGGTCCACTTGCTTTTCCAGGAGCACCTCTGTAAACAGTGCCAAACAATTCATCTGCTTGAGAATAATTTCTTACAATTCTTTTTCCTTTAGCTTGCAATCTTGCAAACTCATCTTCCTTACCTTTTATAATTCTACCTGCTTTATCTATTAAATTACTTCTGTCCTTAACAACCTGTTCCAATTGTTCTTCTGCGATGTTTAAAACACTTCTATCGAAACCACCCATCGGCCCTCTATTTAAATCACCTCTAACCGGATACAAAGTATCTAATGTTTCTGCTTTAAATTGTGGTCCTGGTTTATCTGGATTTAGTAATGGGTTTTTAATACTGTGAGAAGTATCTAATCCCATTCCAATTTTTTGATTTATAATATCTTGTTTAACATTTAATGGATCTAGTTTTTGACTTATTGTTAATCTTTTAGATTTAGCCGGTGCCATCATTTCAATTAATTTTCCTTCACTATCAATGTAGTGTCTGAAACCTTTATCTTTCATAGATTTCATTCTTTTAGCATTAGTTCCTGTTTCAATTTGTTGGGCAGTAATAAATTCTTCCATGGTTGGTTTTTTAAAACCTTCTGCTTTAGCAACTGCTCCTGTTATGTCATTAACTGTGCTTTTTGAATATTCTTTAAAATATTTTTTTCTAAACGCTTCTTGATCTAATACTCCTGCTTGTTTAGCATAAGATGATACTCCACCACCAGATGATTCGGGATAAAGAAATCTAAACTCTAGATCAGATACAAACTCTGCTTGTTTTGCTGGGTCTTTAAATACAACATCTACAACCCTACCTTTTTCTTTAACTAACACTACTTCTTTGTTTTTAAAATTTTTTAATTTTCTAGCTATTTCTGATTTCTCACGACCTGCAATTCTGTTGATCGCTTCTTTTCTTAATTTTACTTTGTCAGCTTGACCAGGAAATGTTCCTTTATTTTTTTTAAAATTGTTAACTAACGTGTCATAAATTTTTTCAATTTCATCTTGTTTGTCAAATAACAATCTTGCATCATCGACAGATGATGCACTTTTTCTTTGAGATATAAAATTTTTAACTGCTTTTCTTTGTTCCCTGTGTGAGTTAGCATAATCAATACCATATTCTTTAGCCACAGCATCTATGTTTGCCTTACCAAAGTCAGCGTAATCTTTTGCAATTTTTTTTAATGAGGCTTTTTTACCGGCTAGATAAACACCACCTCTGTTTCGTGGAGATAGGTTTGGTATCTGTTCTTGAAACTCTGCTAACAATTCATACAAATGTCCTAACTCATCTAACGTTTCATCCCCTGTTAATCTTACGTTAAAATTTCTTTCAAAAACATCTGCGTATTGTTTTCTTGTTGGAGCCAACTTTGAAGAACCAAACTTTGCATCAAAGTTAGGGTTATAACTAAAACTTTTTATTTCATCTTGTCTTTGTAAGAGTCTTAAAAGTTCGTCGTATTTTTTACGATCTAAAGCTTCGCCACCTTTTTGAAATGGCACACGGCCACCTTGTTTCATCTCCACAACATCGTCTTCGTGGAGGTAAAGTATCTCTTCAACAGATTGCATTATTCTCCTAACATTCTAGCAATACCACCGCTAGCAAATTCAGTTGGATCATTTACGTCTATAGGAAGTTTTGATTTGTTAGCGTCTTTAACTTTTACACCAGCAAACTCATCTAGATTTGTTGTACCTGAACTAATATACTCTTCAAAATCTTTTGAGTAAGATCCACCAGCGTCAGGTTTGTAAACCAATTCTCCTTCAAAAAACTCATCACCCGTTCCTCTTGGATTTCCTTCATCAGGCACAGCTTTTCTTAAATAATAATCAGCAGGCATACCTTCGTCTGTTTCAAATCTTACACCAACACTTCCACTATCTAATTCATATTCTAGTTCAATATCTTTTCTTGTTGGGTGTTTGTATGTTTGAATTCTATCTGACTCTTTTACAAGTTTACCTTCGTTCATAATTTTATTTACCAAAGGCATAAAGTGTTCTGGCATTCCTGTTGCATCTGATTTAGCAACTACCTCAACAACTTCTTGCACTGCTTGTGATCTTGGTTTGAATATATTTATTAATCCTGATTTAAGTCCAGCGATACCAGCACCACCTGCTGCCATTAATTTTAAAAATGCTCTACGTCCCATACCACCAGCCATAAAGCCTGCACGTCCACCATTAGCCATGTCATCTGGTTCTGGCATGTCAAATTTCTTTTTAGATAATCCTTTGTATGCTTTGTCATAAAACTCTATTCGTTCTCTAACATCTAGATCATCATAAACTTTACCCGCTCTACCAGCTAACTCTTCTGCAACAAGTTCCGCATCAACTTTCATATCACCAGAGAATCCAGGTGATACATTATCAATTGCATCATCTAAATCAGGATCAAAACTTTCTGTAAGTTTTTTTTCTTTGATTCTTTCAACAGTTTCTTTGTTGCCTCGTTTTAATCTTTCTAAAATTTCTGCTTCTGTTTCTACCACTTCTTCACCACCCATAATTTTAGATCCTGGTGGTATTTTTCTACCCTTCATATCCATAATGTCAGCTAACTGTTTCATAGCTTTTTCTTTTTGTTCTCTAGATTGTTTTGCGGTAGCGTCGATTCTATTTAAAATCATTTTTAATTCTGATTCATTTCTAATTCCTCTTGGATCATAACCATTACGAACTAATTTTTCTGTAATAATAGACTCTTGAAATCCTGACTGCATCTGTCCTGGTAGTTTCGTGATTCCTGAACCTTGGTCCTTGGACATCATCTTGATTACAAATCTTCTAATGATCGGTGTCATTAATAATAATTCCTTTTACGAGCCTTTGAGTTGTTTTCCATAACGTAATCTTCTGGGTGTTGTAATAACCCGCCCTGCCTAAAACGCATGATGGCTTGTGTCGTAGAATCGACATAGTCGTCATGATCTCCATACGGAAATGCAGCACATTCCTCGATTACTTCTTCGGCAAACTTTTGATCTGGCGCCCATATCATTCCAGACTCAAAAAGTGGTGCGCATGCATTTACTCTTGCATGTTTATCATTTCCTTTGCTCGGTGTAAAGTTAACAACTGGTATATCCATTTGCCTTAACTCATACGTCAAAGGTAAACCTGATGCCTTTGATTCTACTATAACTGTCTCCGGTTTCCAATAAGAATATTGCTCTAAAGCCATTCTTCTTAACTCTGGAAACTCATATCTGCCTTTTATAGCGTCTAATAACAAGAGTTGTGGTGGTCCATCTTCTTCTGGATACCACAAACCCCATGTTGTTATTGCACTGTAATCAGCTGTCTCCTTTTTTAAAAATGCTGTATCGTAGCTTTGTATAACGTGATAAAGCGGTGGTATATCTTCTGCATCATACTTCATCCACCATTCTCGTTTTAATATTGCACCTTCTTCACTAGTTGGTTGTTGCATCCATTGTGCATTCCATTTACCAACTGGTAGTGTTGCTTTTACTTTTTCTAATTCTTCTAACTTCCAATACTCTGGCCAAACAGGTTTAGACTCTGTTCCTTGGTCCATGATTGCTGGAAACTCGACCACGTCCCATTGATCAGCTTTAGCTTCTTTTTGATTTGCAAGAAGCATTCCTGTTAAATCTTTCGTGCTCCATCTAGTCATTACTAAAATAATTTTAGCTCCAGGTTGTAAACGTTGTCGTGGTCCTGATGTATACCAATCATAAGCAGACTCCATAGCAGTCGGAGACAATGCATCTTGTTCCGAGTGTGGATCGTCAATGATTAATAAGTCAGCACCCCGTCCGGTGATGGCACCGCCGACACCTGCTGCGAAGTATTCGCCACCTTGTGCTGTTTCCCACCTACCAGCGGCTTTACTATCTTCTTGCAGTCTTGTTTGAAATATCTTGTGATACTCTTCAGAGTCAATTAAATTTTTTGCCTTACGTCCAAAACGAATAGCTAGTTCACCAGTGTGGGTTGCTTGAATGATCTTGAGCTTTGGATTACGGCCCACCATCCATGCTGGCAAAAGATAAGATGCAAATTCTGATTTAGTATGCCTTGGTGGCATATTTATAATTAATCTTGTTATCTCGCCTGTTGCAAGTTTATTAAATTTTTCTGCAATGTGTCTATGGTGCGAGCCTTCTACAAACTCGGGCCAAACACATTTAACAAAGGATAAAAAATCATTCTTAGCTTTTGATTGTATCTTTTTTTCTGTGAGTAAGAGTTGCATTTGTTTAAATGTTTTTCTTACGTCTGACGGAAGTTTATCTATGTCTACTTTATTTACATTCATAAAAAATTTTTTAAAAAATTTTTTGCACCACTTTAATTCTTCAAAACGTTTTTACCAGCTAAAACTCTGTAAATCAAGCAATACAACCTAGAGTAGTGGGACCCCTTTTTACAAAATGGGGGATTGCTTTTTAGGAAGTTTCGTTTTTGTGATTGTGTGTGGTACCTCTATAGCCCTGGCCCGTTAGGGCCAGGAAGAAAGGTTAGTCTTAATCTAATAAGACCATGTATGCTTCGGCATTGTGTTGTCTAAACCAATCAAGATCGGCTCGTACCTTATCCCAAAGTTTAGAAGCACCATACCCAAGTTCTTTATCCTCTAACGTTGCGCCTAATTCATTCATGAATATTCTGTCATGTCTGATCGCTTCTTCTTTTGTTAGCATGTAAGATTGACCATTAAATCTATTCTTACGTTCTTCTGTTCTGTTGTCTGTGTTTGTTTGTGTCATATATCCTTTCTTGTTAATAGGATAATCCTATCAACTTTGTCTGCTTTCGTCAACTATTATATCCCATTGATTCCAACCATAACCATAGGCTGTTTCATGCCTAGTTTTCTTAGGGTCCTCGATCGGTGTTTCAAGGCACTCGGTCCTCGGTGCAATGGCTATAACTTGTTGGATATATTTATTGGCAAAGTCATCATAACAACTTTGGCTACAGAAATAATTATACCAATGGTTATTGTTGTATTGTTTAACCTTACGAGTTCTTAAAACCTTTGAGCCTTTAACACCTCGCACTCGGTCAACTGTATGTTTTTCATGGCACATTGGTCCATGACACCAATTAAAATCACTCATTTCTGCCCTCCATATGTGGAAACATAAAAAACCATTTAACTGTAAAAAAGCCTGCAATTATTAATCCCAAAGTCATATCCCAATGGATTGCAATAATGCAACCCAAAAAGATTACTGCAAAGTGCAGTGCAAAATAAAATGCTCTCAACATTAGTGCCTCACTTTCCATGATGTAGTCGCAGTTCTATATCCATGTGCGTCTAAATCATAATAAACATAATAAGGTGTTCCATTTTTAGAAACCCCATATCTGCTTTTGTCGTCATGTTTGCCTTGTCTAGTAATATGTTTTTTGTGCTTACTAGCCCAATAAGTTATGTAGAATGTTTTGTTTGTCATTTATACCTTTCTGTTATGTAAGGGATATTATAGGATATCCCTTACAT